CAAAATTGGGCACTGTCACACCGTCCTTTGTCACGACCAACCACCCCACGCGGACCAGTTCTTGCGTCAACCCTGTAACGCCCATGTAGCGGTCAAGCCACGTTTCCGTAACACCTGACGCGTTACCGTCCTGGGTGTGCTGGTCCGCCCAGGACCAGAGGCGGTGAAGCTTCCCGACAATGTGGTCCTCGTCCATCATCAGGCGGGCCGCGAGCGCAATCACCGCTGGGTCGCCGGCGAGGTCCGTTCGCATTTTGATCCAGTCCCCAGCCATTACAGTTCCACCGCCTCCAGTCGGTTTCCGGTGATCCGTATCTCCCGCCTGTTCGCTGTCCACCACCGCCGCCCCTCCGGCCTGGCACGCTTCCTCCAGCCCCAGCATTGCAGCGAGTTCCCGGCGTGGAGGAAGTCGGCCACGGCCTCCCCCAGTCCGAGGATCTTGCTGACACGTGCCGCCAGCCCAGATGCCGACGTGCATTGGATGCCCAAAACGCCCGTGGCATCGGCACGGAAGGCGATGATATCCACGCAGTCGATGAAGTCCTTGCGGCGTTTCGTGAAGCTGTTGAATCGTTCCACGACTTCAGCGTGATAGCCCAGCCGCCGTAGTTCATTGAGCGTCCGTGCCGTGGGTGATGCCGTCGCCATATGATTCCATTCGCCGCTTAATGCCGCATCTGAATCTTCGTGAACCAATCCGTTGCAAGTGCTGGGTGATTAAGGCTCACCCAGCGAAGCCCAGGGCGCGCCGTTGCCGGCGGACTCCACCAGAGCAGTTATCCGCCATGCTCAGGGCGTATCGTCCCTCATTTTTCTGCATTTGGACTTTGGAACATCAGAACGGCAAATCCAGCGGTGTCGCATCGCCCCGTGCCACAGCGGCAGCGTCCTCTTTCGCCGCACTGGCCTCGAAGTCCGCAATCTCGGCGTCGATCACCTGATCCTCGGTCATGGCCGGCTGGTCGCTGTCCAGCAGGTCAGCCGCTGCGTCCAGGTCCGCAGGCGGCACGGTGTCGCCGCTGACGATCTTGGCGGGCTGCTGGGCGTCCTGCAGTTCTTCCGCCATCATCACGCCGCACAGTTTGTCTGCGAACTGGTCCCGCAAGGCGAACGCCCTGGCACGCAGTTGGAGCATCCGGCGTGGGTAGTTCTTCCACGTGCCGCGGCCAGCCAGGCCAGCCAGTCGTGCGTCGGCCATGCTGAAGCGTGCGACGTGCGGCTTCGTGCGGCCCTTGCGTTTGACTTCGCAGACCGCTGTCACGTCGTCGCCGCTTCCCTCGATATGCTCATCGATGTATTCCACTTCGCCGGATGCCTCGACCACGGCCCGCATGGCATCACCCCACAGGCAGGGACGCCCGTTGATAACGGCGATGTTTTGCAGGCTGGTCATATCCGGCAGGCCCAAGCTGCGTCCCTGAATGATTTTCATCACCACGGCTGCGGGGGTTTGCTCCTGAACCCACTTGGCCTTGATGCACATCAGGGCGAACTGGTTGAGGTCCGCCAGCGTTTTCAACTCGATGCCGCCGAAGTTCAGGGAGATGGCCCCAAAGTCGGGCTGGATTGTCGCCGGTAGGTTAGCTGTTGACATATTTCGCTTTGCTCCTTTTCAGTGTTCGGGTGCCTTTCGCATTCGCTTTCCAAGTCCAGCCCGTTTCATCGGGCAAGATGCCGACTTCCGCTTCGCCGATAGCCTGCCGCAGTTGGTTCGCCAGCAGGGCGTCCTCACGCTCCAGCCGTTTCGTTTCCGTGGCGATGGCCGCCCGCCGCTCCGTCCACTCCGCAGCCTCGCATGGCAGGTCCACCATGACCGGTTTGGGTGGTATCCACTGCGATGCCAGGGCATCGGTCGTGGCCTTGGAGAAGTCCACCGGGGGCGGCTCCTTGGTGATGACGTACTTCTGCCAGAACTGTGTCAGTTTTCGCACGAGGGCGTCGGCGAACTTCTGATTGAAGTCCAGCCGATGCCAGCGGAACTTGTAGCCGTCGATCAGTGCCGCAAAATAGCCGACACGCAGGCCGGTACAAATCAATTGGTGTGTCAACTGCACCTGGTAGCCCAGCGGTATCTTGGTTTCCCACTGCTTGCCGCTGCTTCCCCAGGCACACTTCAACTCCAGGCACGCATAGGGCTTGCCCATCACGGTCAGGATTCTGTCCGGCGTGGCGAACATCGGGCAGCCGGCCACGTCCGCCCAGTGCATCGCAAAGTCGCCGGGGTCCACAACGCCGAACTCCTCCTGCTGCTCGCTGAACCATTGGGCAATGGTAGGCTCGTGCCGACGGCCCGCTGCCATCATTTCCGATTCCTCGTGCCGTGGTGGCTTGTCGCCGATCTTCTCCAGCCACACGGAATACGGCGAGGCGAACTGGGACGCACCGCAGACGGCGGCGGCCTCGCTGCTGCCGATGCCCTTCAGCCGGGCTTGCAGCCATGCTTCGCGGGTTGCGTGGTTTTCGACTTTCATTTCACCACCCGATACTCGTGCAATCCGTTCTCAACGTGCCGACGCTCCACGCTGCACCCTCGCAGCTCTGGAAACCGCTCCCAGAACGCCGGCTTGCGGCAGTCCCGCAGCCTGGCCGATGCCCCGGCTTCGCTCGTGCCGCACGCAGCGGCAATGTCTGCCAGCGTTCGCCACTGGCCATCACGCATGTACGTCCACACCCGTAGCAGGGCGCCCGTCATCCTGGCCGCGTCCCGCTCTAACGAATAGGTCACGCCGCCAAACGGTGGCGGGGTGTAGCCGGGATCGAGAAAGGATAGCTGGTTCATAGTGCGTGATAATCCTTCTCGGTGTAGCAATTCGCCGCGGCCCGCTGGTAGCAGCACTCGTCGCATCGGCAGCCGCGATCGTGCTGCTCTGGCTCGTCGTCCTCTTCGTGCGGGATCAATCGGTAGGCATCTTCCCAATCGCTCATGTTGCCGCCCCTTCCACCGGCAGTTGCACGTCGCCGATGACGATGGGCGCGGCGTGGTCGAAGGCAGCTTCCAGGGCGTTCCATGCGGCGTCCATAGACTTGTAATGTCGGCCCTGGCCATCTGTCCCATTGGCACTTACGTTGAGCCACAGGTGATATGACACGCCGCCACTCGCCGAGCAGTGCTGCTGAAGTTCAACGAACACATAACTCCCTGGATGCTCGGCGTGCAGTTCCCTCGCCCGTGCCAGCAAGTCGGCAAATGTTTTCATGTCTCTCTCCCTTCTAAGATTGGCCAGTTGACTCGTTCCCAGTCCCAGCCCCGGTCGAGCAGGTTGTGGAAGTGTTCGTTCGACCGCATGAGCATGACTGCGGCCTCGTAGTCGGCGTCATACACAAGCGTGATCGTGGACCTCAGATTGGTCGTGCCACGGCGTGGGCTGCGTAGTCGCAGGGTTGTCATCACGTCGCCTCCGGTGCGGTGATTTCTTCGGGTCGCTTGCCCGGTCGCGGCAGCAGCCGCAAGAGGGCCTAACTGTGTTTAGCGTGCTGACGCCAATCAGCACATTCGCCACGTTACACTGTAACTATTCGCCGTGCAATACCACTTGTTTCAAAAAATCTAAAAAAAGAGAAATTATTTTTCCGCCTGTTTGGCGGCTGCCTGACGCAACCTGTCCAGCATTATCCTGGCAGGCCCACCGGGGGAGCGGATTCCGGCTTCCCAGTGGCATACGCTGGTGCGTTGGACGCCAACACGTTCGGCCAGTTCCTCCTGGGTTAAGTCCAAACGCTGGCGAATCAGGACGATTTCCTGCGGCCTAATCAGCGGTGCGGGCATTGTAACGCTCATGTGGTACAGGGTAACATGTGACGTAGTAACGTGCAAGCGGTGCGCCAGGGTTGGCGTAAGGCGTTAGGCGGCCCCCAGCCGCAAGGCTGGCCCTGACGCACGCTTGCATCTAGTGCGGCTGACTGGTCTGGAAACCACACAATCCGGGCAACCCACGCGAACGGAACGAACGGAACAAGGATGCCCCCCCAGGACGTGACGTAGGCTACCCAAACGGGTGGGCTATGATCGCGCACAACGACAGAGCGCTGGCGGAACTATTCGCCGAGTTTGCCGCCGCCAAGCTATCCACCCGTTCACGGCAGACGGCCAAACTGCACCGGCTGGCTCATGCGCAGTTTGCGGAGTTCCTGGAACGTGAACCCCGGCTGTCCGACCTGAACGACGCCACGGTGGGGGAGTGGCTGGCTTGGCTCGCCCCAGCACGCAGCCCGCAGACGGTCAACAACCGCCGAGACTACATGCTCCACTTCTGGCGGTGGTGCCATCGCCACGGCCACACGCACTTGTGGCCCGATGTGCCGAAGATGGCCGAACCGGAGCTACTTCCGCGCGGCTGGTCGGTCGAGCAAATACGCCGGCTACTGGCAGCGTGCGCACAAGAGCAGGGAACCTTTGGCGGGATTCCCGCCGCCGCATGGTGGATCGCCTGGCATCGCGTCATCTTCGATACGGGTGAGCGGAGCGGAGCCATGCTGCAACTACGCTGGGACTGGCTCGACTGGGATGCAGGCGAACTGGACGTGCCGGGGCGCGTGCGAAAGGCGGGCAAGGCGATGCGATACGCACTGCGCCGTGAGACACTAGACAGTTTGCGGCTCATCACTGAGCCACAACGGCTGTTGATATTTCCCACGGACGGCGGCAGCAACGGCATCTATCACCGGACCAAACGCATCTGCCGCCGGGCCGGGTTGCCGTATCGGCCACCCAAGGCGTTGCGAATCAGCTTCGCAAGCTACCTGGAGGCGAACGGGGGCAACGCCACGGAGGCCCTGAAACACAGCGGCAGGGCAGTCACGGAAAAGCACTACATCGACGTGAGCATCGCGGGCAGGCCGCGGGCGTGTGACAGGCTGCCGGAGATATGAGGGGTGGACCAACCGTGTCCACCGTGTAGAATCTTGGGGATGAGCACCCTTCTCCTTATATTAGTGCTCGCTGCAGACCCAAGGGGCAAAGTCGTCGGCATCGCCGATGGCGACACGCTCACAATCCTCGCTGACGGCCAGCAAACCAAAGTCCGCCTCTGGGGAATCGACGCGCCAGAACGCAAGCAGCCGTTCGGCAATGCCTCCAAGAAGCGGTTGGCGGAACTGTGTCATGGAAAAGAAGTGTCTGTCGAGACGCGCGGGCAGGACCGCCACGGCAGGACTCTCGGCATCGTCACGGTCGGCGAGAATGTGAACCTGCGCATGGTGCAAGACGGCTACGCCTGGCACTACGTCAGGTACGCGCCCGACGCCAAAGACTACGCTGCCGCCGAGAAAGAGGCGCGGGAAGCAAAGCGAGGGTTGTGGCAGCAGGAGGCGGTGGCGTCAATACCCCGGTTTGGCCGCTAGCCCATATGCTACGGGCGTTCCTGAATGTCCAAGATAACGCCAACGTCGAAGTTCGAATTGCCTACCGCACCTTTGCGTGACACGACGCGATATTTTTCCCCGCTCGTAACAGATACATTGGACACGACGCACGACGTAATCGTCATCGAGGGACTGGCGGCCCCCCCTGTGTATATAAGTTGCGTGCGAACGTGTGACCAGTCTTTTGCGACTTCGTAAACGTCGCTATCCCACACCCCGCCGGTATATTTTTGTAGAATCGCAAAGCAGTTTATGTCGGCCGCGCCCGCCGGGGAGAACGTCGTAGTCATTGCTATGCGAGCATTGAAAGTAGCACTAATAGTCAGTTCGGATGACGCCAGCGACCAAATTGCCCCTTTGTAGTAGACACTATCGCTGCCGATGGTTACTAGGGTGTTACTTGTCGTTGTGACCGACTGGCCGCTGACTTCGCCACACCAGAATTGAATGCCGCTTCGCGCGGTGTTTCTCTGCGCATACACCACATTTTGCCCACGCGCTGTATGCGAACCACCGACTACGAGCCAGCCTCCGTAGCCAGAATTGAGCAGCCACGAGCCGCTTTTGCCGCCCCATGTCTGTCCATTGCTCGGGCTGCTGCCGGTATAGGCAACATTCCCCGGACTGTCCCACGTGCATGTGCCGAAGCCGCCCGTATCCACGCTGCGCTCGCTGTTGAGAAATAGCCCCTCTTGGCTGTCGGCATTGGGCTTGCCCATCGTGAGCATCGGCAGCCCCTCTACGCTCGTCCAGCCCGTGGGGCGCAGCAGCGCAAATGCCGGGATGCTTTCCCCAGAGTCATTGCGAAACGCCTGCCAGCGGATGCGTTCGAGTTGAGTCTGGCTATAGATTGGTGTAGGCGTGCGCATCAGGACTCCCGATATGCCTGGTCGCTGTTGACGTGCCGCAACTTGTCCGACTCCGCAAACTGAATCCCCCCGTTTTTCATCAGTGCCAGCCACGGCTCGTCATACGTCGGGACATCCAGCGGGTCGATATTTCTCTGCACCGTGGTCGTGACGCGCGGATCGACCGTCCAGGTGATCGACTGAATGGCGCCGTCGAGAGGTACATTCACCAGCCCTTCGTAAATGCCGGTTTGGGAGTTCTGGGCCGCCTCCAGGATGGCCAACTCGCGGTTGAAGAACTGATCCGACTTCGCTATCAAAAGGTTTTGATTCGTGCTGCGCTGTGCCAACCGGAATGGCAACACAGATTTTGCCTCGGCATGAATGGCCCCGATCAGTTCGGGCCGGTTGATGAGCCGCGGCCCGGTGCGCCTTTGCGCCGCATCGGGCTTGCCGCCGACAAACTTCCGTTCATCCTGGTAGCGCAGCAGCGCGCGGGTTTCCGCATCCCGGATGTTGACCGCAGTGCGCAGCGCCAGGAGCGCGGGGAGAATCTGTCCCAGCGTATTGTATCGGTACACCGGGCGGCCAAAGCGGACGATTCCATATTCTTCGTCAATTGAAAATCCGTCCTCATAGAACGAACGGATTGCGGCCTCGCGATATCCCAGAAGTTCCGTATCCTGCGGCTCTGGATCGTCCTTGTTCGGTGCCTCTTCAGTGCCTTCCCCAAACACCCCCCACACTTCTGCCGGCCGCGGCACGTCCCGCCCTTCAATGTCGTGAACTGTCTCCACCTGCACGCTGTCGATCGGCAGGATCTGTTCCAGTTTGGAAATCCGGTAAACACCGGCAATGTTATTGAGGTTGTGGTCCGTGCCGTGCCACCGCCCGCCGAGCAGCGGTTCATTCGGATCGCGGGTGAATGTATCGTGAATCTGAATCTGATACATCCGGTAGACGGATGCCTTGGCCAGTTTCGTGGCTTCGATGTCGCCAAGCCCGGAAAAATCTTCCACTTCGCCAAGTGACTCCCAGCCCGCCGCCGGGCGATAGGAAAGCCCGTCAATGGGGCGAATGGAGCCATCCCGTTCCAACCCCACCGCCGTCAGAAAGAAATCATGTTGCACGCGTGTCGGTCCACCCACCACCATGATCGAACTGGGCCGGGGCACGGAACTTTCGGACTTGCTGATGACCATCAGCCCGTCTTCCGGCAATTCCCTGCCTTGGCCCGTCGGTTCAATCCTGACGGCGCCGTCCGTTGTGGGAATGATCCGGCAGGCCGTTTCCCGGCACAGTTCGGCCAGGGCCACGGCGGGAGTCTCGTGGTCCCAATGCGTTTCGGGAAACGCATCCTTGGGCATCTGGTTGACGTTCACATTCGCAGTCTTGGCTGCGAAAACACACAGCGCCGCCAATTCGGGTGCGCTGAGTTCGGTGTCCTTGCGGCGCTTTCCCGTCCGTCGGCTGGGCAAGTTGTAATGCCCGCTGATCGTGCCGAAGCTCCACCGCCAGCGGAAGTCCAGCAGCGTGACCTCCATTGTGTCGGACTGGGCTGCAACCCGGCTGCGTGAACTGCCAACCAGCAGGCAGTCCCGAACGATAATCTTCTGGTCCCGATGGGTAATAATCAGGTCGCCAATCCGCGGCTTGGGGGGCGGCTGCTGAAACACTGTGAGCTTGATAACGCCGGGCTGCACCCCGTGCGCCATGGTATAACTGACGCCGCGGATGTCCTTGACGCCTGGGAACAGAATATCGGCGGGGCCGTCATTCATTAGAGCGCCGAGGGCGTCAGGGTTTGATTGCGGCCAATGTCGAGCGTCACGTCATCCACCCCACAGGCAATGAGATCCAGCCCGTTGGTCCAGGTGACCGTCTTGGAGGGATCGTGAACCACGCCTCCACCATAGATAAAGAAGTTGCTGACCGTCCGCGCCCGGTCATCCTCACGGAAATCGGCTTCCCCGTTGGAGAAGACGTAGAGATTCGTGATCGTGCCGGAACTGCGATAGTTCAACCGCCCGCCGTTGACGGTCGCGGTCGTCAGCGTGGCCGTGCCGTCAACCCGGCAATCACCATCATTGATGGTCAGCGTCGTGACGTTGCTGGCCAAGCGTGAAGTACCGGAATCATGCAGCACCGTCGTCAGGCCAACGCCAGAGCGCGCCTCCGCATTGGCGTTGCCGCCGATCCGCAGTGTGGCCACGACTGTTGTAGTGTCATCTGGTTCGATGCCGACGCCAACGCTACCCCCCACGATGTTGATAACATTGCTGGTGTGCGAACCCTTGAACTCAAATGCATACTCAGTGTCCTCGGGGGTTCCCGTATTGAGCGCGTTGATCGTCACCTGTCCCGTCCCGCCGTTGAAGCGAATGCGCGACGACTCGCAATCAACCGTGACGGCCATGTTGACCGCATCGGCACTATTGCCATAGGCCAGAAACTTCGTGCGATACTCCCTGTAGCCCCCCGTTTCGTTCACATCGGGCAGTCCGAATCGCCCGCTGAAGTTCAGGAACCGCAGCGCCGCCGGGGTGACGGAGGACTGCGTGGCTCCATAAAGCACATCCACGTCCCCCTCGATAATCACGGTGTCGTTGTCCACGGGCAGGGCGCCGGTACTCCAATTGGCTGCGTTGTCGTAGTGGTTTGGGCCGGTGGCGGCCGTTGTTTCGGCAATCGACAGCGTGCCGCTGCCTGCGGTGTTCTCGGCGACGGTGAACGTGAACGGCAGCCCCTTCGTGTTGCCGGTGATAACCACGGTGGAGCTAGAGGCCGCCGCGGTCACTTCCTGGAACTCCGGCACGTTGTCCCCTGTCTCGCTGCGGGTTTCCGTTCCAATGGCCGCATCGCCGTTAATCATCGCGGCTATTGCAGTGGCGATACCCGTGGTTGTGGTCACGGCTCCCACGGTCAGGCGCAATGTCCGCCCGTTGCAAATCACATCGCCTGTGTCGTTCGTGGCCCAGGTATTGGCGACAGTGATCGTCATGACGTGTGCGCGGGGAAGGGCCGCGCCGATATAGCGAAGGGTGGCCATATTATCTTCTCTTCTTGGGTATGACGTTCATGGGATTGGGAGATTCAAACTGATATTGCCAGGTCGCAGTGTATTCCAGGGCGCCGCCGCTGCGGGCCAGCCGTGGCGTTTGCATCGTGATCCGTGGCGACACTACCATGTCATTCGGAAACAAGGGCTTGTTGACCACATGCCCGCGGATGGACGTGCAGGAACCGGACTGCACGAGCATGTAGGGCGTGGCCTCGCACAGAATTTGTCGGCGCGGCTTGCCCCGAAGCAAAATAACGTGCTCCATAATCGGCCCGCCGCCGGATGTCTCAAAGGTTTCGCTAAAGTTGATTTCACCGCTGCCCGCGCCGGACTGGTCGCTGGTCTGTGGCGCAATGGGCATATCCCCTTCCAGGGAGAGCGTGAATGTGCGCTGCAGGCTGAAGATTTCGTCCGGGCGTGGATAACTGGGGGCCTGGACGATCCGCGTGCCGTCAATCGTCGCCTCACTTATCAGCCGATGAGCGATTACGGTCGAATCGCTGTCTGCATAGAGGTACACGTCTTTTTCATGCGCGTTGTACGCCAGCTCCAGTGCTGCGATGTTGGCCGCTACTTCCGCCGCCGTTTCGCCGTGCAAAATACCCGTCACATCCCACCGATGGCGGATGGCGTAAAGCGTGCCCAGCGACGAGTTGAGGGGCGTCCGTGTGATCGTGGTGGACGTTTCCCCGAAGTCGTGCCGGTAGTTGCCGTAGCGGAGGATCATCTTCCGTTGGGCCTTGTGTTGGTCCGATAGGGACGACTGGGGTAGTCAAAACCGCCCGAGGTTCCTCCAGTTAGCGCAAGCCAATAGAGGCTCCAAAATCCACCGCCACGCGCGACTCCTGTTGGCTGGCCCTGAGCCGATGCGCCGGTGATCGCCTGACCACGAGCCGCCTCTGCTGCCCTCTCGCCCGCCTCCGCACGCGAGTCGATATATTTCTTGTCGATAGCCTCAAACATCTTGAGGAGATTGTCTCCGAACTTTTCCGCCGACTGCCCGAGTTTTTGTTCGGCGTACTTCAGGGCCATGTCGTGGGCTTGGCTGAGTGCGTCTTGCTGCGCCTTCAGTTGGTACTCAAGATTCTTTTGCACATCGTCGGCGGCCTTCAGGTTCAGCCCCTTGGCGCGGGCCATGTTGATAGCCTGCGCCTCGGCAATTTTTGCGCCCTCTTGGCCCAACGCAGATGGGAACTGGAACACCGCCTCCAATTCCCTGCGGCTTAACTGTCCACCCGATTGAACCTTGCTTAGGCCCCGGATCGTGCGGTTGCGTTCGTCGGAAGTCATACCAAGGAACCGCATGGCTTCGGATGAAACCGTGCGCCGGTGCAGCTCTAACTGCTCGCGGGTTGCTTGGATGCCTTCACGGCGCATCCTCAATTCCTGCTGCACTACGTCGGCTACCCTGGCCTGCGCGGACGCCAGGCGGTCCACCAATTGCAATTGCTCTTTGATTCCCAGCGACGAATCGGACAATCCGGGAATCAGTTGATCCGCGGCGGACATGGCCGAACCACCCCGCCACGTTCCGCGATTGACACCAGCCCGATCCGAGGCGTTGAAATAACGCTGAAGCGACCGTTGGCGCTCGATGCTTTGCAGTTCGTTGTAAAGCTGGCCCTGGATCATTCGCGTTTCAACACGCTTTCGCTCGTCGCCCGCCATATCGGAGAATCCGGTCAGTTCCCCGAGTCCTTCCCGCATCGACTTACTGAAGGCGGCGCCGCCGCCAAGCAGCGCGCCGGCGCCGACAACACCAGCCGCCACGTGCGGCCCAAAACGCAACAAACCGGCAATGCCGCTTGCGCTGCCACCAGCCGCCGGCGCCGCCGCCGCTGCTTTGCGCGCTTCATGGACTGCCTGCCCGGCCCTGACGAGTCCGCCGACAAGCTGAAAGCCACCGCGGGCCATGTCCGCCGCCACCATGACACGGGCAAACCCCCGGATCATCTTTTCGCTGTCCCGCTCGCTTGTGGCGGCCATGAGCGCGATGCCACGAGCCACGTTGATTGCCCCTTCTCCCATGCCCAGCAGCGACTTCGTGACTTCCAAATTGGCTTTGACTTGTCGCTTGGCAGCCGTTTCGCTCAAGCGGGCCGCCTGCTCGCGCCGCCTGTCGGCTTCACGTTCCGCGCGCTCCATTTCGCGGTACTTAACCATCCACATTTTCCATTCGTGCTCTACGTCATACTTCGGGCGATAGCCGCCGTTTGCGCCGGCAGCGCCACCCGCGCCAGGACGTGATGAGCCGCCAGGATAGGCCGAACCGCCGTTGGAACCCGGCGCCGGGCCGCCCGGATAAGAAATCTGCGGCGCGCGCAGATTCGACCCGTCCATTTGGAGGCTCATGCGAATCGCAATGTCACGGATGGTTTGACTCATGTTTTTGTCATCGCGCTAAGCTGACCGGCCACTATTCGCTCCGCTCTTTCCACGGCGTCCTCGATCTGCCGGATAATGCCTGCGTTGTGCCGCACGATCGGATCGTCGGGAAACTGCCCCGTCGCCTTGCACTGCTGATAGTGCCTGTAGGCCATCAGGTTCTTGAGCGTCAATGTCTTCGGCGCTTCCGGCGTTCCCTTCGGGCAGCCTGTTGGCGTGCGGCATGGCGTTGGACCACGGCGCGGCAACTTCCGCCCGGCACGCATGGCAACTTCTCCGGTCCCTTCGTCATACTGCCATCTCAGGCAGGACTCGCAGGACCGGGCCGCAATCCGGGGTGACGTGAGCAGCAGCATCACCCCGGCTGCGAGTTTTTTGAGTCGTACTCCTCTGGGCTGCAGCCTTCCAAAGCGGCGGCCAGCGCCCGATCCGTCACGTCGGCACCTGCCCCCTGCGCCGCTTCGGGATCTTCATCGCAGGCCAACTCACCCATGACGACGCGAAACAAAAGATTGAACAGCGACGGCTGCATACGGAGAATGTGGGACGTTTCCAGCGGCACGAGCTCGCCATTGCGGCGCTTCAAGTCCCACTTCTGGACATGCTTTTTCAGCACTTCGGCAGCAATCGCCTGCGCCTTGGCTGCGTCGTTTTCCTCGGCCATCTTGCGGGCAATGACGGCGCGGGGGCCAACCATCACGGGGCGGTAGGTGAACCGAATTGCCGGAAAGAGCCGATAGGCCGCAGCCAGGTAGCCGTCAACCGTGTAGCCGTCGTCGATGTAAGAAGTCTCGGACATAACCAATCAACTTTCTTGCCCCGCTGAATTACGCTACTGAGTCATTCGTTACAACCAATTCCCTGGTCGAGCCGGTCATGCGGGCCACCTGATCGAGCCGCAGCACAATCTCGCTCTTGCCAGGAACCTCCGGCGCGTTGTTGGGAATCTGCAGCACCCCATAGGTAAACGTGGTCGAGAGTCCTCCGTTGGTGAACGCTGCCGAACCTGCGGCGCCCGCCACAGCCAAACCGTACAGTCCCGAGATATACGGGTGCGTCGTGCGCTGCATAACAGTCCGGTCCCCCGGAGTAATGCTGGTAGCCGTTCGGCTGTTGGAGAATCGCACTTCCAGGTGATTGGCAATCGTCAACTCCCAATCGAGCGTGTCTCGTGCGGAACCGGCGATGGTAAACACGCCGTCGCTGAAGATGTAAGGCGCGTTGTTGCTGGCCACGGATAGCGATACGGACGGGACCGATGTACCCGTCGCATCACTGGTGCCAGCCAATTGCAGCTCCAGCTCGATGAGTCGGCCCGCCGAACCACGAAAGATGGCGGTATCCACATAGCAATCTTTGAGTTCGTGTGTCTGACTCACCAAGTCCATGAGCACGCCGAACGTGGGCAGCGTGTCCGCCAGGGCGAACGTGTCAGAAGACTCGGCGGCCCCCAGAATGCGCGGCAGCCAGAGGTCCAGGTCCAGCGGCGAGGGATTCAGCAGCAGCCGTGGACGCACCGTATAGATGCCGCTACGGGTGCGCTCCGAAGCATGGCTGCGCGTGGCCCGCTGGCCGTTGGTGTCCACAATCTCCGACTGGACCCCCGGTGCAGCGGTCAAACATTCATAGCGCTCGGAACTGCTGTCAAACGTGTGCGGACTAGCGCCTGGCTCCACGTACACAGCCGTCATCGCGCCTTGGACTGCGGTTGTCATTCTTCATGCTCCTCATCGGCAAACGGAGTGGGCGTGTCGTATGGGCCGTGGGCTTTCTTGGCAGCGGCAAGGGCATCGGCCAGAGTGAAAAACGTGCCAATGCGAGAACCGCCCTGGTGAACTTCGTGATCAAAGCCGTCGCAGGCGACGTTTCCAGTCGGAACGCCACGGCCATCTCGCGTTTCCTGAAACTTGCCTGGCGTGCTGATAATCCGGCAGCCGTGGTATTCACGATCCAGGACGTTGATGTCGCTCATGGCTACCTCGATAGCTGCTTGACCGCTTCGTCTGCGATGCGTTCGCAAAAGCGGTCCAGGATTTCTTCATTGATGCCGACATGCTCGCGCTGCGGCATCCGGCGGGTTCCGGTCGTGTGAAACGTCGAATACTCCACATCAGTTCCGAATGTCAGGCCGATAGCCCGGTCGATGCGGACAATATCCCGCAGCGAATCGCCTGTCTTGCCGATCAGCGAACTCCGCAGCCGATCCTTGTCAATCAGTATCCGGGCGTGTCCTTTGCGGCGAATTGTGATAGGCGACAGCTTGGCCCACGGCTCCCCGCCAGGCGATTGCTCGGCTGCGAAGTTGGCCTTGTGGATGTCCTCCAGCTCTTTCAGAAATTGCTCAAACAGCTTCGTGAAGTCCAGGTCCGCAAAATCCCGCTCCACCTGGGTCACAACGGCCTGGGCGATGCTGTTGAGGTCCGCTTCATTGCTGGCGCGAAACTCCGTTTTGCTGCGCCACTGGGGCGAGCGTTCGGTTGGCGTGCTGTGAAACTCGGCAGGATAGTGCATCAGTTCAGACCCCCCGTGTCACCCTCGCGATGCAGCGCACCGTGAGAAACGACACGTACTTTCCCTCCTTGAAGTCTGCAAACTTGGTAATGTCTCCCGGCTCCACGATGCACCAGTTCACTTCCGTCACGCCTGGCAACCGCTGATTCTGAAACGCCCGCATGATCCGCTCCCGCCACAACAGGTTGCGGGAGTGGTTGGTCGTGAGCGAACTGTCTGTGTCCACCATGCCAACGATGCAGGGATAGCCGTATTGGTCCCGGTTGTTTGTGCCAGCAGTGCCGACAGCCTGCTCCGTTCCCCCTTGTGCCACGATGATCGAGGGGAACGCAATTTCCGGCGTGGCCTGCTGCGACCCAATCCCCTCGTCGCTGGCCACCTTGCGCACCAGGACGCTCGCTCCGGCCACCCCGGCCAACGACAGGGATTGAATCCGGCTCACCACAGCGTCCAAGCAGCGCTTGTGAAGCGAATCGGTGGCGACTGTGATAGCAAAGAACACCGGAACCGTGGCCACTTCCTGGGAATTGAGCGTGGCTTCGTTGTAGCCCCAGTACAGCCCGGCCCCCAGACTGAGCGTTACCGTCCCGTTTCCCGTGCGGCTGCCCCCCGAAGTCCAGGAGCTTGTTGTCAGGTTTCCGTCGGCGCTCTTGTAATAGACGACGTTGGCCGATCCGCTGTCCCCGCCGCTGATGGTGGCCGTGGCCGTGCCGTTCCCGTTGTCGGCAATCGCCAGCGTGGGCGCAGTTGGCCCCGCAGGGGTGCTCAGCCCCCCAAAGCCGCGCGTTATCAATGTTCTGGTCAGCGGCATTTAACTTTCCAATCGCGTACATACGCACCGCCAGCGAGTTCCCAGCGTGTCCAGACTCACCTGCCCTACGATCCATACCAGACTTCCCGCGTCGGTAATCAGGTCGTTCGCTTTGACTCCGCAAAAATAGGCCGGTGTGGCTGCTGCCCCGGTCAAGGTCACCCAATCCGTCAGCCACCCTGGTATGTGCTTGTGAAATGCCGACGCATCGCGCAGCAGGACCGCCGGAAGATGCCACACCGTCGCGTCGTGTTTCGCCGCAATCTCCAGCGTTTGCCGATCCGTCCTCGACAGCGCGCGGCGCAGGGCCGTAACGCTGGAAATCGTGACGTGCGATCCGCTTCCCACGTTCGTGCTGCGAAACGTAACGCTTTCGGTCCCGTCCCATGTCGCATAGTCGCCTGCAATCGTGGCGGCAAAGGCCGTCATGTAAACGCTTCCTCGGTTTCCTCAAACGGCCCCCCCGCAGCGGCAATGGCGGCATTCACTTGCGCCAAGCGGCCGTAGAGGTCGCCCCACGCCACCGTTTGGCCGTCGATGTTGTAATCCGGCTTCGCGCCATTGGTCGCCAATGCGGCCAGGATGGCGGTGCGAATCGTGGCGAGGTATTCCAGGTCAGTCGGCATAAATAAAAACGGCCGCCGCCCCTAGACAGAAGCGGCGGCCGTCAGGCAAGTGACAAAGCGTTCGGGCTACTTGGTCCCCTTTTTCGGTTTCTCGGCGACTACCAGCGGTGCATCGGCCAGTCCCACCGCATACTCGTTGTCCGTGGAAATCACTCCGGACCACGCGTTGTATTTCTCGATGGCCTGCGCCTCGTCGTCGGCATCGAAGACGTGTTCGCCGCCAGGCGGCAAGCTGACGCGATACTTCGGCATGGCAAGTCCTATCAGGCAGTGCTCTTGCAGACGCACCGCGGCTGAATGACCGCAGCCACGCCACGTTCGCTGGCCTTGTACTTGGCCACAATGTCGCGGTTGAACTCGTCCTCGCTGTTGGGCGGCGCCTGGACCACGGTGATCGGCCAATTCTCCATGTAGGCAAACGCCTTCTTGAAGTTGCCGAAAAACCATGTCGTGGCGCTGTTCGTGCTGGCCTTGACGCGCGGCCCGGACAGAATCTTGTACTGACCGCCGATCGGGTTGTTGGTGTAGTAGGCCGTGGTGTTGCTGGCCCCGTCTCCAAAGCGGATGTTGTGGGGCAGGAACACGCGCTCGGCAGTGTGCTTCAGAGCCGACGGCAACAGGACCGCATCGGGACGCACGATCAGGTGATCTCCGCTGCTGGGGTCGGTCATGCCGTCAAACAGCAATTCGAGTGCTTCCACGTCGGTCCAATCGACCAGGGCGTTGGACGCCTGGACATTGACCCACGGGGTCGAAGCCTGGTACGTGTTGTAGGCCGTCCCCTTCCACTTGAAGTTGTTGGCCGTGCCGGTGGCGATGTCCACGATCCGCTTTTCCTTGTTGACACCCAGCCACTCGCCGACTTCCGCGGCCCGCATCAGCACGAGGTTGGTGCGGTCAAAGAATACGGCCTCTTTCGTCACGGGGACGATCAGGCCCTTCTTGACCGTGACCGGCGTGTCGATGTAGTCCTCGTTCAGGCCAACCAGCGGATAGGGCTGCCCTTCGTCCACCGTCTCGGCCTTGTCACCCATCTGGCCGATGCCGGGGATTCGCTCACCGTTGAACCGGGTCGGGATCGTGGTGCAAAGCTCATTCCCCAACGCGGAAGCCATTTCAAAGGCTTCCATCACCTTGGAGTAGACGATCTGGCCGGTGATGTTGGAGAAGGCCGAGGTATCGACCGCGCTGTTGGCTTCCAACAGGTTGATCGTGTTGCCCTGGCTGCGCGGGTCAAGCAGGCCAATGGCCTCGCGCCCGTCCGGGACCACAGCCTCGAACAGATCACGAAGGCTAAACGATTCGGGGGCCAAATCCTTTGCTTCCAGGGCCTCGCGCAGGTGCGAAACCGTCGCCTGTGCGCCGTCCAGTTCGTAGCGGCGCTGAAGCTCACGATAGTTAATTCGCGGTTGACGCATCGCAATTTCCTCGCGTTATGGTCCTGGCTGACAGGGTTGGTGCACTACCGCAACTGCGCGGCAGCGATGTAGTCGAAGTTCAGGGTTTCCAGATTCGCCCCACCGTTCTTCACGCCGCCCCCCACGCACATTTCGGTGGCGCTGGTGTACGTAAACAGGTGCTTGATGGGCTTGTTGTTGCTGTCCACGAGCTGCACGCCGTTGACGTAGGGAATCGCCTCCGCCTGTGTGCTGCTGATCGGGTTGACCTCAATCTTGAGCGTTTGGTAGGACGCACCGCCCGCCGTGGTCGTGCTGGTGCTGATGGTCTGCGTCGTGGAAAGCGATGTCATGAACTTCCACACCGTGCCGCCGTCCACCTTGAAAATACACGCGCCGCTGGCCGTGGTTTTCAATCCGGCGCCGTCGTCCACGATGGTATTGGCGGCAATGGCGTCGATGAAGCCAAAGAACACATTGGCGTCATCCGTATTCGCCTCGGCGAACTGCAGCCGAGCCTCGCAGGCCAGCGGCTTATTGGCCGCAAACAAGAAGACTTCCTTGGTGCTGCGGATGTACGTTTCGTCGTTGTCGGCAACAGTGCCGTCGGAAGCGACAAGCGCCACAACACCCCCAGCCGTGTCCCCTACGGAAACCGTGCCGGAGTCCGTGGCAACCGTGGTGAAGTCGTCCGCCGTGACGTAGTGGTAAAAGTCGTCAAAGATGTTGTGCGTGCGACGCTTCAGCCACTTGTCGGGCATATCGAGCAGGTTGATACCCATCGCTTAACTCCTGTAAGGTCGGGCGAGCGCAAACAAAAAGGCACCGTGATGTCGTGGCACCACGATGCCTGCTGTTACGCTGGGGTCTGGCGGGTTAATTACTCCCGACAGTCGCCCGATGAATTGTCCAAAAACTCTAGTGGCAAATCGCCCTGGCAAACTCCTTGCCATCTTTCGGGGCCTCGGCTTTCGATTCCGCCAGCTCCGTCTTGCCGCCACTCTTGGTGACGGTTCCAACTGCCGGCTTCTTCTTGTCGCCCGACGGGGCGACTTCCTCGGCCACCCACGATTCGATCAGTTCCTTGCGCTCGGCGTCATCTTCGGCCTTGGCAAGCCACTTCACCCGAGCCTTGGTCCCCTTGGGGATCATGCCAGCCGACTCCAGAGCGTCGAGGCTTTCCATCGTGGCCTTCTGAACCAGTGCCGCTGCGCCCGCTTCCGGGTTCTTGCACTTGTGCAGTGCTTCCCCTAGTCGCTTCAGCGCCTTAACGTCGTCATCATCGTCGCCAATGGTTTCCAGCAGCAGGGCGCGGCCCTCCGCCTTTTCGTCCAGGGATTCGACCAGCGACTTCAGTGTTTGGTTTTCCATGTCCTCACTCTCGAAAAGGCTGGATGTAGTGGCGGGGCGGGTCACAATGTCCACGCTCCGCACGAGGTCGATCGACTCCACAATGGACTTTCCGCCACGGACCACTTCGGCGCCACGGGCGTTGTGCGACAGGCCAAACAGTTCCGGCCGGCGCTCGGCGGCCTCAGTCAGCTTGCCGCTGCTGGGGTCGGACTTCAGGTAGTTCATGTCCCCGATAATGTCGCCGTCCTGCGACTCACGGACGTTGGACAACCAGCCGACACGATCCCTCACGGAACGCTCGACGCCCGGCGTCTTGCGGTCGGGATGGTCGTAGTGAACCGGCAGGCCCTCGTAGAGCTTGACTGCCTGGCGAATAGCCTGGCGGGAATACTCACGCGGCTTGCCCCCTGCGCCACGATTGCCGGACTCGCGCCCGAGAATCTTGACGCCGCGAATGACGCCCGCTTCGGCATCGACTTTGATGTCGCCGCCGTGGACGGTTTCCAGGAGGTCAACGGCTGCGCGTTTCTTGGTGGCAGTTGCCATACACTTTTATGCTACGGCAGAAATCGTGGGTCGCAATACATGCCATTGCGTTATGACTTAGGCGACTTCCACCGCCGCCGGATGCTATCAGCGGGGCGAATGATCTTGTTTTCTTCGGGTCGGTGGCGGCAGTTGGGGTGCGGACAACCAAAGTAGCCCACCTGCCGATCCCCGATCTGGAACGAATTGAGGATGCGCAGCGCCGCCTTGCCGCACTCAGGGCAGGTGTCACCAGGGCGCAAGCGGTCTGGCATGGTGGAGACGATCATGCTTTTGGTGCCGGCTGGGATATTTGCTTGAAGCCTCTTTCTGTGTAGTGCTTCAGGTCGGCCGGGTCGTTGGCATCGACACGCACAATATGCCCTTCTGCATTCTGCATGAAGTACGACCCCTCTAGTCCGCGGCGCGTTTTGTGATAGAGCCGGTTTGCTTCTTGCTTGTCTCCACCAGCAGAAATGCGAGCTGTTTTGTCGCGGTTCGTTATTTCAGCGGCCCTTTGTGCGTTGTATGCTTCTATTTCCGCCCTTGAAATAGCACGATTGACGGCAGCTTGACTGATGCCGAACAACTCGGATGGATGAGCGCGCGTCCCGTCTGCAAGCGTGACGTAATGCCGCAATGGCTTGCCGGTAATATCCGACTTGATGAAAAGGTCGGGACGAATCGGATAGCCGTAGATTGGATCTCCGTCGTGGTTGTAGCTTACTATTCGGTCTTGCTTTAGTCCGTTTTCGCGGTACACATCAGACAGCGACTTCAACACTTCTTCGCGTTCGGCCTTGCTTAGCTTTGCACCTACTGCGAACCTCACTCGCTTTTCGCCGCCACCCTTCGCGCACGTGTTCCCTACCTGAAATCCCCCGGCCCCAGTGCCGCAGTTATCGCCCTGGCTTTCCGTTATGTTTGCCGACTTCTTACTGAACGTGCCACGGTTGCCGGTTGCTGATTTGATTTGGGTCGGGTGGAAGGCAACGTACTCCTTCGGACCACCGCCGTCCGTTCTATCAATTACGACGCCGTCGTGCCCGCGCTTAATTAGTTCTGCTTTGAAGGCAACTGGGTCTTTGGGATAGCCAGATATGGTTATGTCGATTCCCATCGCCTTGATGCTTTTCACGGATCTGGAATAGGCATCGCTGCTGCTGTAGTCCAACTCAAACGGTTTGTTCAACTGCAAATAAACGGCTTTTACCATTGGAGCGCCGGAACGCATCAGGGAGTAATCGCTTGCCAGTCCTGGCGAGGCCGAGAAATAGAACCCCGCACCAAAATAGCCAGCATCAGTCTGCCCCATTCTGTCTGGATCAAACTCTGTAAACCATCTCCCTGTCCCGTGATACACCACCAGCGGCTTGCCCTGTTCGTCCACAACTTT